AACCATCTATATCGAATTTAAACCAACTCCATCCGGGCAAAATTTCACTCATAATTGATCCACCTGTTCCAAATGTACAGGAGCTGAAGATTCAGCTGCTGCTACTTTATAAGATCGTTCACGTTTCGATTGCATCATATAATTAGAATCTTTATCTACTTCAAACTCTAATTCCCAATCTCTACCACCCTCACGATCTCTACCTCTCACCATCAAACCCACATCTCCATTTTTTGTTAATGTGGCAATACCTATACATAAATCACATTTTTGAATGATAGTAGTGAGGGTTTGAATGTTGCTATCTCGACGTAACACAGATGCGATAGCATCATCAAACCTATCCGGTCCTACATTCTTTTCCTGTAACCCTTGAATTTCTCTAGCCGCATCTGACTTATATTGGGCGGTAATAAATACTGCGCAACCTCTTCCACCAAAAGCATTACGACTAAAACGTAATAATCTTTCAATAACTTCTGATTTACGATCCCAGATACTTTGTCCATCACGATTACTATCTCCACCTACGGGCATAACTGTATCAATAGGGTCAATTACGATGTAAGTCCATTGATACTTAGACCATGTAGCTTCTGCATAAGCAAGTAACGCCCCCACCTTATCGTCATCTCCCCGAGAGAGAGCATCAATATTTTGAGGTTCTAAATGCCCAGGTACAATTTTACCTAGACGGAGCTTAGTTAGTAAGGTTTTAACATGACCAAAATCTTCTTCTGTGGCGGTTCGTTTCAATCCTTCCCAATTATTTAATCCTGGGATATGACCTATTTCTTCATCATCTCTAAAGAAATGAGAAAGTTGAAGAGTTAATTTTTTAAGAAGCTTAGGTTTCTGGTGTTCACCAGCAAAAAATAATCCATGGTGTCCTTGTATAGCTAAATTAAGTGCTATGGAAAGAACAGCTGTGGTTTTTCGGTTATTTGATGGTCCACATAGACATATGTAACGATCTCCATCTAAACCAATATTTGCTCCAGAATTATCAATAATTGGGAAACCTAGCATCATTTTCCGGCTATCATCATCTCCTCTAAGATCGCGTTCAAAATCAGCTAAGATAGATTCAGTGTTTTCCTGCCAAGAACCTTGTTCGAAGGTTGTATCCTGTGCTGTACTTATATTCCAATGTTTTCTTAAAGCTTTTCTCGCCCCTTGTATATCACCTTCGGTAAATAAGAAATGATTGTAAGCTGCACGCCATGCTTTATATTCATGGCGTAAATCTAGTTTTTTAAGGAATTGTTGTGCTGTATGGTCAAAAGTACTTATCGGACGGTCTGGTAAGTTATTAACAAAATGTATAACCTCATCCTTAAATTTGTTATTTTTAACCGTAGGATCATCATTTACTTGAATAAAGTATGTTAAAGCTTCTTTATCTGGAAGTTTTTGATGAACATCTATAAATTTTAATAGCATAGACATGGTGTCACCTATAGGCATTCCTAATGTAGGCACACCCACCTCACCTAACCCCACTTTTTTTGGTGTTTTATTGTTAAATCCTAATTTATCTTTTACTCGTTTAACATAAAAAATAAAGCCATCTTCCCATACTTCTGCGGGATGGTGTAATATAATGCTTAGAAGATCTGTTGCTTGTTGGTTACACTCTATATCCAAAGCATCACGAGTAGTAGATTTTTCCTCCACTTTATCGGATGGACTATCTTCCATGACTTTATCCATTTGAATTTCTTGAGCTTGTTCGATAGATGTTTCTGTTTTTTCTAAAACATCAGCGAACTCCAAAATAAATTCTTCTAATCCATCATCTTTAAAAATAGGACCCAGGTAAGGCTTGTATTTTTGTTTGCCATTTTCATCCAAGGTCTCTCGTAAAATCTTAAAAATTGTTCCGATAGTGACATCAGGACAATCATCGGAGAAGCAGTGATAACCAAAGCTGTCCCCTACTACAAACCCGCTGTAAGTAGACCCTGTATGCCGATGCCCAGCATTTAAACAGGTATCGGTAACCATGATGTGTAATCCACTGGTATCACGCTCTTCTTCAATAGAGAAAGCACCTTGATCTTCGTACCACTTGATCCAATCCGCAGGGTCAAATTTAGGGTCCAATTCAGGAATATCATTAGTTCGACGGCTGGATATTGGAATTTCGCTACCTAAGGAAATGATTTTTTCCAGGGGGACTTCTTCAATCGGACTACTGGGTTCTACAAGTTTGTTATAGCGGAAAAGTCGTTCAGGGGTATTGGTACCCTTGCGCGTAGTACTACCATAGGCTCTAGTTAAACGAGCAGGATTGAATACAGCGTCATCGATATGGGCTGCCTCACAATTGAATTTTTTTGATAACACTTTCAAGCAATCCAGCAACATGTGAGTGTTGGATATCATATTTAGCATTTTTATTTTTGCTAGAATATGGAAACCGTTGCCGGAATCTCCAAATATAGGATTGGGCCATTGTTTTTCATCCAAGAAAGCGAGTACACTTTTCGCTACACCACATGCTGCTGCTTTTTCTTTTTTGGTAGAGCTTTCATGCTCCATTCCCTTGGCACGTACAGTATCAACATCTATAAATAACCAATTAAGAGAATCTACATCTTCATTTCCGGTGAGATGTTGTGAGGGGCCAGTTAAAATGGATTCAACTTGAATGTCTGTGGGGTTGTCTACTAATAACCCACCTTTACCTTTAACGCATATTTTACAAGTACATTTCGCTCTTTCTACTAATAGATTCGCTTTTACTGGATTGATGACATAATAAATTGAAGTAACACGAGGGTCTTGATCCAGTTGATTTACAACATCCGCTAAGCGACCATGATCGGTGAAATAAAATCCACGCCAAGGACCAGAGGTGAGACGAACACGACATTCAACGAGTTGATGGGGTTGAAAAAGTAATTTAACGCCTAATTGGATATTAGCGAATTGCGATTTGTTAGTAGACAAAATTTCTCCTCAAATCGAGGGGGCATCAGTTGAGGTCTGATGCCCTACCTCAGAACAAATCTCGCGGAGCAACCCGGAGACCATGCTACTATTTTCAATACTGCACCCTTCGAGATTTCTTCGTATTTACTATGATAGTGATTTTGGGTATTGGGACTATGAGCATCAAAATTGCATGAGTACAATGAAAATTTCGTTGTTGAAGTACGAATTTATTTTTCGTTTGTTGTCCTGGCGAGAAGAGCTTAGTATGAAATTCCCACCGAAACAAGATAAGCGGCGTGTTCAATTGGCCTACGCTTTGGATGAAATATCGGGTCTCAAAGTTAATACTCCAGAAGAAGGCTTGAAAGTGATGAATGCTATACCTTTATCAGTAATCCACAGAGTTTTCATTTTATATCGGGCCGCCTTCCTGGAACCGCGGGTTTTTACAACCATAGGATTGTACAAAGCACCGGAACCTAATAAATTAGTACGTACGTTTGAGAAAGTAGAAGAGGAACGCGAGCAAATAATGGACAAAGTTGAGAGAGAAATGGAGACAAAATTTGGGCGTAAAGAATTGGAAGAACAACGTGCTCTGGAGCGAGAGGTTCTCAAAAAATCAGGAATGAGGGGCGCTGTAAAGGCAACCGAGGATAAATAAATGCAGATAAGCCACGGTAGTCAAAATTCGATGGGCATGGAATTAATGCGTCGAATCGCTGACGGGGATTTGAAAAAAGCTCCCGCTGAGATTGTCGAAAAAGTAAAGCGAGAAATTACCGATAATTGTGAGGAATTGATTGAAATCGGGGCTCGTATTCGTCCCTTAATGAGCGGGGATAAACAAATCGGCTGGGTGCGTGGTATACACACCCAAGAACGCCGAATACTTAAGCGCTGGGTACGAGAACCTAATGATTACATTGCTTTAACCCTACTCCATGCGACTTCCCTCAACAAAGAAGAAATCGAATCTATGCAAGGATTTGAAATTCGAAGTTTGACAGAAGTCATACGCCAAATGAGCAATTATGATGTTTCTCTTTTCCCCTATTTGAATGCCTATGTTACAACCCAATCATCGGAAACCTTGTGGTATGGGAAGGGAGAGCGATTGGCATCCTTCGAAAATAAAATCATCACTCTTCCGGATAGTAAAATCATCAATCTTATGGCACCCCCCGATCATTCCAGTATGTGGGTAACTCTTTGCAATTACAGGGAACAGGCAAAAAAGCGCTTAGAAGAAAATATGAACGCTTTATTTATTGTCCGTCCATGGGCTGGGAAGAGCGCTGACCCTATAGCCAACGAATTAAAAGGGGTCGCCAGGTCGTTAGAGACGAACTCAGACGAGCTATGGGAGAAAGTTGTCAGTGTACCCAAGGAAGTGAACAAGAATGACGGCTGGGGGCATGTAGGCGACAGTGTGGAAGATTTAATGCGGGAAATGAAAGGTATGATGGAAGGAGATAAACATGAAAAAGTCATAGAAGCATGGCAAAGTCAAATGATTGATGAAGCAGAAGCCAAGAAGCAGGAGATTGAGAAGATTCGCAAGGATAGGGGCATTACCGCAGCGGGAATAAATTTTGAAACAACGGTGATTATGACGGATCAACAAGTCCGAGAGCGTCAACAAGCATTACGAGAAGGGAGATCGCCAAATCCCCCACCCTCGAAAAGAGAAAATTTTGAACAGGATGCTACTAACGGAATGCTGAGTAAGCTTAGGTCGTACCGCTAATCAATCCAAGGTTTTGGGGTGTAGCCATGTTTAATAGCCCAGTTCCATGCTTCGCTACCTTCTCGAAACTCCCCTCCATTTTCCGCCATAAATTTCATATCGTTATCCCATTCTCGATTTTTTAGCCAGTTGTGCCAAGGGTCTCGAAGTATCCAACCTAAAAATACAGGGGAGAAAGCAGCAAAAGGAGCGGCAGCAAACCATAATATCCACCCGATGGTATCGCCAGTCTTTGGGAAATGAAATACCCACACAAAAAGAAATTCAAAAAAAGCGGATAAAAGGAGACCAGCAATCATCCAGCCACACGCAATAAACATACCCTTGAAACTGCGATGATATGGCGAACCATCAGCGGTAAGGCGCTGGTGCCGACTACACATGCGCGTGATGACCATCCAAAAACTGGCAACAAGGGGTCCAAACAACAAGTAAACGAAGGCTAAACCACCCAACAAATCGCCGTCGGAGGTCACTGCTAAGGCAATTATTGGAACCACGATGTATAACACAGGGGCAATCAGCAGGAGACTAAATATCAGCAACTGCTCAAGTATAATTCGAATAAGTGTTTTCATCTTCCCTCCACTCTTAGTATACATCAAAAACACTGGTTTTGGCTAATTGTAAAGACCATATTTTCAACATTTTAGAGATAATTTTCAAATAAAGAGTATTAACCGTTAGTGATTTCGGCTTTTTTAACTGCAACCCCACTTAACAGGAGCTTTATGGATAATGTAGAAAGAGCACAAAGTGAATTACAAGAAATAGCCCCACCAACCCCAGAGATTGAGAAACCTAAATCCTTGGATGATGTAATCGCAGGACTTCGGGGATTTGGTCTAGAGGATTTTGAAGAAATTCTCACTGTCAAAAGTGGAAGCCATATTCTACAATTAAAAATTTCAAACATCCCAACATCAGATGAAATGTTGGCTATCCAAGCAGCGGATGAATTTAAAGGCTATCTTTGGATTAAACGAGTCAAGGTAGAACTTCTTTCTCGATCCATTTCTTGGATTAATGGAATAAACCTTCGTAACCTTCCCCTAGACCAAAGATTTGTCTCCGACCCCACAGATAAGAGTCTATCAAAAGATTATTTAGTAGTGCTGCGAAACATCATCATGGGTTGGGGGCAAGAAGTTGTAGAAACTCTTTGGAAAGTAGTAATGAATCATTCCCAAAATGTTGAAGATCGCTTGAAGGAGCAGTTCCCTAATACCGCAATCATGACGGAAGCAGAAGCGCGTTTGATTGAGCGAGCCAAGAAACAAATGGATGATATACAAAAAGTTATTCTAGAAGATCAAGTCTCAGACTTATATAAAGAAGAAGAAAAGGAAAAAACTAACTAATGCCCGACGATCCTAACAACCCGCAAGGACCTGGTAATAACAACCCACAAGGACCAGTTAATCCAGATTTGTCCGCTGCATTAAATGTTTTATCCGGGCTCACTACCACTATGGCAGCTTTAGGAGAGACACTTGAAAAAACTTTTACCACAGTAGCGGATATGACTGATAAGGTAGTCGATCATCTTACGGATGGTGTGGGTACTATGAAGGATTTTGTGAAATACAGTGACAATCTTCAAGAAAGTTACAAAGAGGTAGCTAAGTGGTCAAAAAAAGCTCAAAATATAGGTAAAGATCAAATGAGGGATACAGATAAGGCAAAGAAAGAGTTAGAAAAATTAATGGGAATATATAACAAAATTTTAAAAGACTCTAAAGCAAATAGAACTGAGACTGAGTTGCTCAACAAAGAATTGGATAAAGTTAAAAAAGTATATAGCGAAATAGGTAAGGCGATTAAACTAAATGAAGAAGAGCTAGCTAAGGTTGGTGAGATTGTCAGCGATTCTACAAAAAATGTTTTAGCATTAGCTAAAGCACTTAGTCAACTTCGTCCTTCATTAGCGCATTTTAAAGGCATCATGGGTATGTTGGGGACCGTCGGTATCGGGAAAGGGATTAATTATAAAATAGACCGTAGGTTAGAACAAATTCAAGAATTGAAGGATAAAACTGAAGAAACTAAAAAACATCGTATTGCTGCGACACGCGAACATATGACAAATAAACGAGACGCCGCTTTAGAACAAATGAAAAATATGCAGAAAGCTGGGTCTAGTATGTTTGATGAAAAAGGTAAACCCACCAAAGGCGGTATGGATTTTTTGATGAGCAAAATGGGGTTTAAAGGTAAAAAAGCGGCTGATTTTAAAACCGGAACAATGGCTGAAGGGTTCGAATCTGAAGGTGCAACAGGGGTCGGATATACCGCCGCAATGGAAGGAGGTTCCGGTGTAGTAGGGGCCATGAGCACTCTTTCCGAAGGTATTGAGGGGGCGATAACAACAGCACTTACAGATTTCGCTCCGGAAATCATGATACCTATTGAACTTCTCACTGGCGTTATTGAAAGTTTAAGTAAATTATTCACGACTTATGTTCAACAAAATAAGGACATGGAAAAAAATTTAGGGAAGGGGGGTTTATTTACAGCAGGATTTGCTGATGCTTTTTCTACAGCACGATACGCTCTTACTCCTAGTATGAAATCTCCTTTAGAGAATGTAAGTTTAGGCATAACTTATAAACGTAATTTGGACTTAGCTGGAGCAATCGCAAATGGAGGGTATAATGTTTCTGGTTCACTACGCCCAGATGCCCCATATGCTGCTAATATGCTGCCTGGAGCTAATGGGGGCTTTATGACTGGGGGTTTGGGTCTAGCTCAGAGATCCATTTTTGGGGCAGCGAGAATAGCTGGGTTATCAGATACTGAGGGCGTTGAACATCTTCTTAAATTGTTAGACAAATATGGTGAAACTTTGTCTACATCTGAAAGATTTTTTGTGCAGCTCAATAAAGATACGTCCGCTGCGGGTATATCCACCACTAAATATTTAAAAATCATAGATGAGGTAAGTGGGCATTTTGATCGAATGAATAAGTCATTAGAAGCTACTACTGATATGATGCGTAATCTAAGTAGGTACGGAACTATAAGTTCTGAATCATTGAAAGATATGATGGAATTCCTTCAGAAAGGCGGCACGTCTCAAGGAGCGGATGATATGACCAAAGTATTTGCCGCCATGGGGGAGGATCCGCGCATGCATAAAAAAATAATAGACAATATGAAAGAACGCATTGGGGATCTGGCTGATGAATTTAACACTACCGTGTCTGAGCAGCAAATGGGGGGTAAAGGTATAGAGGTGCCTACTGATATTCGTAAGCGAATGGAATCCGGGGATACTCAAGGGGCGTTAAATGAAATACAAAGAGCTCAAAATAGAATAGCCGGATTGACGGGTAAAGACGCTACAATGATACAACCACTAACCGCAAAATTAAAAGACCTTACTCAACTTATTGAACAAACCCAAGGTGCAGAAACCAATCCCATGAAAGCTGAAGCTATGAAAAAAGCGATGGGAAATACAGTAGAACAAAATAATGAAGAAACCATACGTAATATTCATAAGATTTTACAAGCAAGTAAAATGTCATTAGGACAGTTTTTAGGCGGTACCGCTTCTAATGATTCTATTCGAGTGGCTGAGGAGGTACGTAAAATGGTAGCCCCCAGTACAACACTGGCTGATTTACACAATAGAGTATCAGAACTATCCGATCAATTTCAAAAAAGCGTGGTTACAACTGCGGAACAAGGAGCACCTAAATCTCCAGAAAGGAGATCGTCTTTAAAAGAACTGGTTAATATGTTCTGGAATCTTAAAGATCGAGGAGGATTAGCTATAACCCTATCAAAAAAAGGAATAATGTCTATGGAACAAGTCATGGATAAATCTATGACTCAAGAAAAATTGATAGACGCTTTAGATTCTGTAGACAAAAACGGACAAGGTTTGATACAGCAGGGGGATATCAATAATGATATAAATAACGATGGATTTAACGCTATGAAAAATAGCGAAGAGTTACTGTACCACATAAATGAAAGACAAAAAAAAGACAAAATTACAGACAAAGACAGGGAGAAAGATTTAGATGTAGCCAGAATGCTGCCAAGACGAGAAACTACTCCAGCGGATGCAATTGGAGCAATCTTTCAACCTTGGATTTTTGAACTTATTCATGGGGTTGAAAAATTAGTAGACTTAGCTACCTTAGGAACTAATGATACAGAGGCACTAAAAAAACTTTACGAGGAAGATAAAGGGTCTATCCAAAAAGAGATAGATAATACTCAAAAATCCATGGATGATATATCTCAAGGGCTTACAGATATAGCAGGCATACACACCACAGAAGCCGACAAAAAAAGAAAAGAGTTAGAAGAAAAAGGTAAAAATCTATTAGCTTGGAGAAATAGATTAGACTTGATTAGTGGTAACCAATCTTACAGTACGCCGGTCGAAGCAGCCAGCGTAGAAGCAGGATTGGGGTTACAGCCAATTGCAATGGATTTAACTAGCAGGTTACCTAAACAGTTGGACAATGGTTTAATATTAGAGACTAAGGGGGGTAGTAATCAACCACAATATAAAATAGATCAAAGTTCATTTATTGTAAATCAGTTTAGCGCTCCAATTAACCAGGATGCTGGGCATAGTGACAGCGCAAGCGTGTCTAATGAACAAGCAGGTAAACAGATGCACCCGGCAATCGCTCCTTGGTTGAATCCTAGTCGAATACCAAATAGGTTAGGGAATTAATAATCAATAATCAATAATCAATATGCCAACAATATATAATTTCAACCAATTAGAGGGTTTTGCAGCTAATGCAGGTTTTACAGGAGATCAAATACCCATCATGGCCGCTATTGCTTTAGCGGAGAGTAGTGGGAATCCCAATAAATATAATCCAGACGACCCTGGGGGGTCAGTAGGCCTTTGGCAAATAGATGGGCATTATTGGCCACAGTATGACCAAAATGTAATAACAGATCCTCAAGCTAATGCTGACGCAGCCTTCGCTATTTTCCAAGCCCAAGGTTACCGTGCTTGGACTACCTTTGGAAGCGGTGCTTTTTTGGACCATCTAGACCCAAATACAGCAACTCAAGTTGCTAGTACTTTAGGAATTTCCCGGTTTAATGTACTAAATACTCCAGTAGCGCCTCAAGTAGGAAATATTATTGGGCCTAACACAACCGGTACTAATTACGGATTATCAGCGGCTGATCTTACACCGCCTTTACAGGTTCCGGAGCCAAGTCTAAGCGCCACGCCATGGTATTTGGATAGAAATTTAGTCACTGGAAATCCTCATGCGCGTGGTATGGTACAACCAGTGAGTTTTGTAGTATACCTGGATCGTAATGACCCCACACAAACGCTGAATAACCCCACTAATCAGCAACCTATCGTCATTGAACTCAACACATCAATGACTACATTTGAAATAGCAAGTAAGCATGTTTACAATCGCACCCCATCGCGTACAGGTATGCATATCACCCTCTGGGGTATGCAACCGGATCTCATCAATGGTAGCGGCACTACGGGAGTGTTTATGAATCAATACGGTATTACAGATTGGTTCAGCACCGCTCAAATTAATGATGAGATAGCTAAATTGGTAGGAGCTGGTTTTAGTAACAATCCCGATACAGAAAGGGCTATTAACCAAAACCCAGAAGCCTATCGAGTAGCGGCACAGGATTGTTTTGTAGAATTTTTGAAGTTATTCCAAATGAACGGTAATGTGTGGTATCACACGGATAGTTATAACGGAACTATGGGCGAACAAGAACAACAAGCCCCGAATGGTTGGTCTACCAAAGTAGGAGCCAGTTCATTTCAACAACATGGGCGTAACAATGATGTTATGACACGCGGGTATGTGGGGATGAAGTATAGAAACAATGTTTATTTGGGGTATTTCAAGTCTTTGAATTGGACCCAAGATGCGGACAGCCCGTTTCAATGGAAATTTTCTTTTACATTTCAAGTTGAGAATACCTATACATCATTGTATTATCCCAATTTCCAAGTTACTCAACCTCTCCCTAAGATTAATTTACTGGCTCAAGCTACAACGCAGCCGATTGTTACATTGACAGAACGTGGGGGATCCGCAAGTGTAGGAGGTCTTACCACAACTATGGTTACATCTGCAACTAATACCATAGCTCAAACTTTAGGTCCAGTACAAACTACAACTTCAGGACCCGTGGGAGATATTTAATGGCAAGCACAAATACAAACAACTCCAATATTGGATCAAATGTAAGTACCGATTTTAGTGATTTCAATATAACTGCGGGAAATTCGGCGCAAACATCCCCTGTTCAACTGCCTATTCGCGGAGAGAAACGCATCATTCCCTGTCCTATTAGCCCCAGCGATACCAGTAGTCAGATTGAAAAAGCATATACAGCACGGGGACAAAAATCCCCTCAAGATAAGGGTTACGCTGCCACCGGTCGAACAAGTCTTGTGCAATATAGCGATTTTTTTACAGCGGGGGCGATGAAACCCTTCGTGGATTATGTACTCGTTCGTATACCACATCGCGGAGTTACATCCACAGGACAACAAAATGGTAATGCACCAGCAGCTATTTTTCGATTTCTCATTAACCCGTCTCAGGTTCAAGTCAATCGACAAACTTTAGATGGGCAAGCTATGACTCGTGCTGGCTGGCAGATAGGTGTGTGGGGAGAAGATTCTTTCCAAGTAAATCTCAGCGGTAAAACCGCTGGCCAATATTTTGCCTTTGGAGTTACAGATCAGTTTCAACCATTTTCAGATTCCTATCGGAATTTAGAGTCTTTGGTCATGGTGTTTGAAAATAACGGATACTGGTTTGAAGGAGAGCAAGCAGCTGAAGGCCCACTCGCAGCGGATTTCACCAGACGTAGAATCAAAATGCACCAAGATGTCGAATTGTGGGTAGGAAATTTTATTTGGTACGGTATGTTTGATTCCCTTACTATTAGTCAATCGGCGGAAGCACCTTGGCTGATGAATTTTCAAATCAGTTTTATCGCGTGGAAAGAGAGATTTCGCTCCACATCCCCGTATCAAAATTTGATTCTCAATAATGTACAACGAGGGCATACTTATGGAGCATGGGCTTCGGCTGCTACCACTTCACAAAATGGTACAACTACAGTATCATCGTTGGCTAATTTACCTCCATCAAATATACCAGGAACCAATATTTCTAGTGTTGGGTTTAGTACATTGAATAGTCAACCAGCTTTAGTCTCCCCATCTGTTGCGGCTGCTAATGTTAACAATACCCTGCCACAAGTAGCTCCTACATCCGTAGATAATATGGCAAATACATCTTTTCTTTTAAACCCCACTAGTGTGGCAGCGTCTAATTTTTATAACGGAGTTTCTTAAATGGCTATTCCAGTTCCATTTGATCCGAATAACGCAGTTACCGTTACAGGTACAGGTGCAACAGTAGAAACGCAGAATTCTACACTCCCGAATCAACTACCTATCTCCAATACATCACCTACAGGAGTTACGGGTACAGTTCCATCCCAAACTCCGGCTACTACTATTAGAAATTTGTCCCAAAGTTGTCAAGAAAGAGAAATAATCAAGACCGCTCCCGATGTTATTGTGTATTTAGAGGGAACCCCCTATTTGACAAATTACTTTATCGACGATCCAAAAACCAAAGCTAGTAGTACTTTAGTGAATTTTAATGACCATGTCACAGCATTCAACGCTTCTTATGATACAGATATAATGGTACCCAACGCCACTATCGGTTTGCAGGTTCCAAATTTTTTAAGGTACTTGTATAAAATGCCTGGTGGTAACAATCTTTTAGAAACTATGATGCAGGTACAAGTATATGCTAAAGGATATTACTTAGCATCAAACGGAGATACAGTATATCGCCGGGTTTTCAAGGGAATTACATCTCACATAAGTTATAACGATAATGGAAAAACTCTGGAGATATCAATTCAATGTCAAGGGTCAATGCACTTACTTGAAAAGATGCAAATTAATGTTCACCCATCTGCAATGGCAGCGGCAACTTTAGGGAGTATGTTAACCTGGCAGCAAAGTATTTTTGGAGATAATAATTGTTTTACTATCTTAGCAAAAGCTTTCACAACAGGTTTTCAATCGGATGGATTTCAAGCTAGTTCAGTTAGGAGCACAGATGGAGGTTATTTAACTCCAAGTGATATGTTTTATTCCGCTGTTACTAGAGGTTACATGGCGAAATGGCAAGCCATTTTGATGAATATGATTAAAGATGTACATATTTATGGGCCAGACAAAGATACTTTAGGGCAATTAGATCAATTACAAGAAGATGAAAATAAAGGGAAGATGGACAAAGATAAGAAGTATGCTAGTGTTACATCTCATCCCGTAAAAACTTTTACTGAAACGATTACTGATAACTCCCCTTATTATAAAAAAATACAACAATTTTTACCTTTTAGAACTCCCGCTAGTTTACAGCTTACTGAGAGTGTTATTGTTAATAGATTGGATCTTATTCGTGAAGTAGTTAAGAAGATGGATTTTGAAGCATATCAAGATATTGATGGTAAGATTATTATCAAACCACCTTTGTACAATCTGGATGTCACAAACTTAGGTACTCGGTCTAAACAAACTAGTTCCAGCCCTCAAAATTTTGACAGTTTAGTTCAATCATCTATATCTACTGCACTTAGTGGAGGCTCGACGCCAACAACAACTACCTCTAGTAATTCAGTGTCTGCTAGTAGCATTAATCCACCATCTACTAGCAATAGTATGACGAATCCTCTGACTCAAATTTACCCGCAAAATAACCCTTTTGTGGTTTATTTATCAGAAATGTTAACAGAACAGGAAACAGAAGATCAAAGCGCCATTCGACGCACGCGCACCACTATAACAGGAAATATTATGCCGTGGCAGGGGAACAATTTTCCGGCACCCGCAAAGCCAGTAGCGGAGTATATTGATGTCACAAAACTAGCAAAGTTTGGTCTTAGGGAAGAACCCATGCAGCAAGTACCCTGGCTTACAATGGGAGACAAATATACTCTATTCGCTCACGCTGCCGCAGAAACAGCTAGGACAAATAGAGGGTACCGTACTTACTCGTTTACTATTCCCATGCGCCCTGAATTGAAATTGGGATTCCCCGTATTTATACCCCACAAAGATATGTACGCATACATAAAATCTGTAGCTATAAATTATCAGGTTGGGGGGTCAGCTACAATGTCCATAGTATGTGATACAGTCCGACCTAGAGTTTTGGTTAAGACAGCTCAAACATCTACTACGGGCAATGTTAGTAATTCACCGGCCACAAAATTTTCCGCTTATACCACAGCCCCTAATTTAATTTATATGTGGACAAATAATCCAGTCGCAGCTACGGTGTTTGATCCCGCGCAACCCCAAAGTTACAATCAATATATTCAACAAACCGCTGGGGGTAATCAAAATACAAACACTAATATGACAAGTGAGCTAAATGTATCTCAATCTTTACCCGCTGTTACGAAAAACATTGACGGAACAAAATTTGGTCCAACAGATCAACAAATAAAAGTGTATTCTTATCTATCCACTACCTTAGCAACAACCGTAGGTAATAAAGCCAGTACTCCTACATCTACTTATGTTATCGTAAATGATACGGGGTATTTTAATGGAAGAGCAAAAGACCCAAATTATCCAGGCCGACCAGCGGATGGAGATTATGTAAAGGATATTTGTGGTAATCCAAATTCTGTTATTCCTTACACAGATGATAAAGGATATGAATTAATATCCCCATTTCCATGGGGGAGATGGAAAGATCTCAACACAACCATCAGTGAAATAACCGAACAGGGGTGGATTAATATTCCTCAGACTAACGGGTTAAATGGGCAAGATTTACAAGATGAGACAACTTTTCAAAGTACGGAGGCTTTTTTGTTTGCTGGTTTAGGTACTCCAACGGCTACAAGTGACCCATCGACTATGTTATCCACGGCCATGGCTACCCAACAAAGTACAAATACTACACCTACATCGGTTTCACCAGCTTCAGCATCAGCTCCAAATTCACCGAATACCGGGGGAAATTCGACAAATACCATACAACCAGATGTTACTGTAATAGTATTAGATTACAGTCAACCAGGTTCTAATAGTAATTTGTTAAATGCAGCTCAACCAGAAAACGCCTTGGCCGCTAGTTTAGTTAGCGCTAAAAACGCTGGATTGGCCGAACAGCAGCTAGTTAGCGTATTAGTATCTGGGACTGTAGCTCCAATCCCAGCGGTGCAAGAACAATTATTAATTGCTCAAAACAGTGCGGCTAATGCACAGCAGTCATTTGCTACACTGACCTTACCAGGGGGATCCGCAAATGCTGGGGGACTTACTACAACTAAGGTTACAGCTTCAACTAGTACTATAGCTCAAACTTTGGGTCCAGCGCAAACTACAACGAGTAATTTACCAGTAGATATAACACCATAATATGCCGCTACTAAGAAAAAATACGGATTTTTATCCACCTACATCATTTGAAAGAACAAATGAAAGCCTCCACCGCGATATTTTCATTGTAGAAGTTCTTACTGTTGACTATGAGCGTAAAGTAATGACAGTAGAAGATGTCAAAGATGGCCTTATTTATGGTAATGTTCAAGTATTTCCATCCGCGTCCACTTCATCACAAGGATACGATATGGTAATGCCCGAACAAGGTTCTATGGGAATTGCTTGTAATTTTGCTTACGATAAAGGTTTTCGTCAGGTGATGATAATTAGCTGGATTCATATGGATAGGTATCTTGGGATAGATGCTGTTGGGGTTAGACAAATATCCGGCACCCGAATCCAAGGTTATAGCGACCGTCTGAGAGGTGTATATCGAAAGGCGTTCCCAGGGCAAAAAACATCAGCTTATACAGGTGGGGCGTCAGAAAAGGTGGATACCGGCTGGGATAGACAAGCAGCCGATTATAGCAGAGATAAAACGGATGCGGATAAGCGTCAATGGACTCAGATAGCGGCCCGTAGGGTCTCCTATACCGATGCTGGGGTATCTTTTGAGGGGTCAGTGAATCGCCCTCTGGCATCAAATTTAATCCCTGTGATTCTCCCAGATGGGACAATGGAATATGTAGCCTACCTGCAACCCGGAGCCCAACCATCAGATCGATATGTTAGCGGGAAGCAGGATGTAATTCCTTTCGCTGAACACACAGAATTGACGCAGGAATTCTCTCTTGATTATCCCATGCCTTATGAAGTATTACAGACCAGTTTGTTTAACACCGTATTAGGTTCTACCGCAGACCCATGGGCACGCACTAAGGTAACCTCTCCCAGCGGTCAAGTAGCTTACGATAACGAAACTTACATGATTACCCAGACTTGGGATGATCCGTTTGATGATAGAGCAAAAGCCGTGGGTCCAACACTTAATGAAGGACCTACCCCGCAACGTAGAGCTTTTATTGTAGAAAAATCTCAAGGCACCTTGGTTGGATATAATATTTTTGACCAGGCAACTTACGGTCATGTGTTGAAGCCTGTTCTATTCCCTTATAATTACTGCGGGCGTTTTGGAGCAGATGTGGAATCAGGATATTTGCCAGTTGTGGATTCCGCGGATCATGAAGAAGCTCGTTTAGCAGCATCTTGTCTAGCAATACGATTCCCTTATGACCAAAACACTACGCGATTGGATGTAACGAAAGAGGGTTTTATCAGCTTGGAAATCGGATCGACTTTACCTAAAGAAAATATTCTAAAGCATTGGCAAGGTGGATATGAACACCCCCACGGTGCTGGCCGTTCTTTAGAAGCGCACCTTGTAGGTAGTGCAAAAATTGTTATCGGTAAAAATAGAGATGAAGAAGATGCTTTGGACGCTCAAATTTTAGGGCAATCTGTAATTCGTCTAGGGGCGGATGATGCATCTCTTCCGAATTCTCGTCGCACAGTACAGACTCAAATTCGAAGTAATGGAGATATTCCGGCGACTCGTACTTTACAGTTCTGGACCGAACACAAATTGAATCCAGGGGACGCCGGTAGCCTAACTATGAAAACGGGTGCTGAGAATATATCTCTTCGCGCTGCTACGGATGGAGGCGCTGTACTACGCTTGGGGGCTAAGAATCCAGCATCTTTACGCCGTCATTTGATTAATGGGTACTCCGATGGTCCTGGTAAAACCGCTTATCCAGAATCTCCTACAGGACCTTATGGCGGAGGTACTGATTGTGGGGAACCTTTCCATGGTCGCATAGACTCCAAGAGCCCGGGTCGTCCCACCTACGGAGCCGGGGATAATATTTATCGGTTCCATGATCTTACTCAAGTAGGAACACCCCCGCCAAATTCGGGGACAACTGACTTTAATCCTTTTCCCCCATACGCATGGAGTGGTTCTCCAGTAATCAACATGGATGCTCATGGGCAATCTCTTGATTTGCATGCTGTGCGAGATGCTTTATTGCGTTTGGGTTCAAATCCAGATTCTGGGCAATCGTTGCTTTTAGACTTAGCCGGTGGAATAGTTGCAGCACTGGGAAAAGACAATCAGGGGCGTTCTATTACCGCGGCCTTAGACGGCGGGATTGAGATTACTATACTTCCTAACGCACAAGGAAAAGCCATGCGATTAAATATTATTGGTGATGTTGACATCTCTCATAAAGGGCACCTTCAGTACAACTGTGGGGGAGATATAATTACAGAATGTACAACAGCGAGAAGTATTGTAAAAACAGATCGTATTGAAACACAGATGAATGCGATTAGTGCTTCTCTTGTTAGCGATAAGAGAGAAGCTCCAAATTCTGTGGATAATAATGGACTTTATGTCAGCAATGAAAATCAAATTTCTTGAAAAGATAAGGGGATATAGTGGAGACAGCCTACTCTTTCAAGACGAGCAGAATACGGCGTGCTTAAACGTAAGGCAGAGAGAATATAAATGGGCAGCATACCAGGACTAACACAGGCAGAAAATAACGCGCTTTTGTGGCCGATCAAAGCCAAAGGACAAGTGAATCGTTTAAATCCTCTTGGGGATCCTACGATTGAGCAATACTACCACTCTGCCATGGAGCAAGGTCGTTTCCTAGAAAAAAGTATAGCTGACGCTAATAACTGGATTCTTCAGAAAAAACAACAAGCCTTAAAGTACATTCAAACCTACACCCATATGAATTCTTTAGCTGTAGACGGACAGCTCCAACACGGTCCTCGTGCGGTTAAATACATCGCGGACTCTATCAGTATCCTAAAAACTGTAGCCCAATTTGAAAAAGAAATTACTGGACTTGCTCAAGCAATTCAGCAGAACCTTACTATGCTTCTGTCTATTGAACAAAGCATGCTGCAAATGGTTCAGACTAATTCAAATGCTTTAGCAAATTTGCTGAACAATGTTTGTAACTGGGGACTGCCAGCTCGTCCATCAATCCCCAATCTTTTACCTGAGGGTATGTGGAATTGGAACGGTTTTAATTTTGCTCCGTTAGCTAATTTTGCTAAAGCGTTTGCTACGCCTCCATCATTCAATTTCAATTTTTCTTTCAGTCAATGTTCGTTGTCTATTCCTGGATTATTTAATTCAGGGGCATTGGGGAATAATATTCCGATATCTGTTACGACTAATAGTGGATTAATGCTCGGTACGGCGCAGTATATTCCACCTTTAGGGGGTTCTTCATCCTCAGCACCAGGGGCATCCCCAGTTTATGGACCTACATTTAATCCTAATACATCAATGAATGGAGCGGTACCCGACCCCCATACTATTGTTGATAATTATTTAATGCCCGCAGCTACTTACATGAACAACATTGTATCCATTACACCGGTGTTGAGAGGGGATACAGTAGAACCTACAGATGCTGATTACTCAAACCCCAATTATACAGTTAGGGCAGCAGGGTTGCGCAAAGACCTAATTCATTTCATCACATTAGGTAATATCGTAGCCAATAATTATGATCCGTTTATAACCAGCGCGTGGATTTTATACCTCAATGCTACGCACATCGGGCGGGGTGGCAATTGGTTACCAAATTTTGAATCCGTGTACGAACAATACATTCAACCGTCCATCACTTATTTGCAGAACACTCCTGTGCCTTACAATAATGTCAGTGGAAATGGTGTAGAGTACATGAGTATTTGGGGAACTACAGTAGCATACCAAGTAAATGACGTGGTAACTTACAATGGAAATTTGTATATAGCTCTGCAAATCAATACAGGGTATGAACCAGACACGAATCCCACATACTGGCAGACACCTATTCCTCTAAATACTGTGTATGAAAACGCCCCAAACAACATACCTCTGATCGCTACCCTTAACAGCTTAAGTTTAGGAGATAGAAATACGCTGCTGTGGAAACTTTCATATATCGAAGCTTCTTTATTAGGTTACACCAGAAATCAAACATGGGATGCTTATCAAAACGCCAATTACCTTTCGAATGTAACTGGATCAGATTTGGATTACACACCTACGGCTATTTCAACTACAACTAGCACTTTGATTTTAGGAGAGGGTGTAGCAGATTTTCCTACGCCTATTACATTCCCTAGTTCTATGACAGTGCAATTGAACGCTGTCATAGCAGCCGCAACTATAAATATTCAAAACGATGTTGGATATCTATCAGTTCGTTTGGGGAACCGGTACACTTACAATCAGTTTGCACAAGCAACCTTAGTCGATAGATTTAGCCAGTTTTGGCGCGATTTTGCTACCAATCTTAAAATTCTTCTGGCTCAAGATCCTTATCTTGTTCAATTTGTAATCACATATTTTGGTACATTGAACGGAGCCTTAAACCCCCTAGCTGATGCTACGGCATATAACGCCCTACAAGTAGACACTTCGAGTAGAAATCGATCCTGGACGCCTGGAACCCCCTTGCTGAGTATCCCAATCGCACCTATAGTATCCTACACTGACAATGGTTCTCCCCCATCTACAGGGGGTTGGATCAATCCTCCAATAGATTTTGACCCTAATACTTTTCTTGCACGCCCCGATGTACAGGGACAACCTATTCCAGTGCAGATGGCCATGCTACGTACAAACATAAGCTACGCCGCCCTACAAACTTTCAAAAACAACTTCCAAAATGAAATTGCGGGACAAATTGCAAATGCTCAAAGTATCTTGGCACAATCCCAACAAATAGGGTTTCATGTGACGGCTGTGAATGATACCACAACCGTACCCTCGGGGGCGAGTATTCCTGTTCTATTTGATGACAGTACAAATTCAGCTTTGGGGGATTACGATTACACGGGAAATGTAACTAATCCCACTACTTTTACAATTCAAGCCGCAGGTGATTATGCTGGTTATGGACAATTGGATTGGGTTGCGACAGTTGCCGGAACTTATAATGTTACGATAAATCAAAACGGTGTTGGAATATTTACTACATCTGTAACTACGACATCAGCCAATGCAAGTTTAACATTGCCATTTTCGTTTGCGGGTAGTTTTGCTCAAGGAGATGTGGTGCAAGTTATCGCCAATCAAGATAATGGGGTACCCCAAAATGTTATACCCCAGAGTTTTTTTAGCCTGGTTCAAACAGGAGCTCAAACTACTAGCAGCGGTTCTCCTCCTGTAACTCCTAGTGATACTACCACCATGTTTACTATGGTTAATTCCTTACCCACTTGGGTAAGCAGTCCCGTACCCGCGGCTACGGTTGTACAAGTTATTCAACCAAATGGAAATGTAGTACCAGTGGATCCATTTGTTCCTGGTGTTTCTTTAATTCAAATCACGAACCCTAATGTGGTTATGATTACTGTAGATACTACACATCATTTCTTTATGGGGCAATTGATAGTATTTTCTGGGTTTGATGCAGCCAGCTTTGTTAATAATCAAGTCGCTCTTATTACCGGAATTACAACAAATACATTTACAGCTACCTTTATTTCATATACTCACGCGAGTTACGGTCCAGCATCAGACACAGGGAATGTGTATTTAGCGATTGATGATTCCGGATCAATTTTATCTCCGAATCCTGATGGAATTACAATCGCTTCCGCAGCTGCGGGGAGTATGGTAAGTGTTAATACGATTTACGGAGAATCGGTGCAGATACCAGGTCTTACTTTAACTGTTGGACAACCTGTTTATGCGGGGTTGAATGGTGTATTGACTCAAGACTATACAACTCTCATCACTCAAGTAGGGTGGGTAATGTATATAGGAATGGCCATACCTGGAACTTTAACATTACCGCAGACTGATACTATACTTTACGAGCCGCACATTCCAACAATATATATATAGTAATCAGTATTCATATCCAATTAGAGTAAAAGTGACATTTGCGGTTGTTGTATCACTCAACTGACTGATACCAATTTCTTGTCCCCCGGCAATCTCTAAACCATCTGGAATACTAATCTCTCCGTAGCCCGCGTTGTTTGTTACACCAGAAGTACTTAGTAACAATCCAAGAACAACCGGAGAAGAAGCATTTACAGTGCTCGCTGATCGTATACGCAATTTCACATATTCTACAACAGAACTAGGTTCTTGAATTGACGCGCAAAAAGACTGTATTCGTAAAGTTTTCCCAGTTGTCACAGTATAAGTAGTAGCTGGAGAACTAACGGTTCCTGCGCGATTGGCACCAACATTAATCAAAGTCTCGGATGTAGTGGTAGCGATAGAATCAATAAACCATACGCAATAAACCCTTCCTGTATCTTTGTATTCTATTACAAAAAGATTTTTATTTGTATCTAAAAATAAAGGTTCCAGTACATTACTAGCGTTTTGCCCCATCGCTACTGTGCCTGTAGGTGTGGTTACGGATGCTCCAGCGGTGTATTGGGTTCCTCCCCCACCCCCTGAATCTACGATTACATGCTGAGCACTGGGAAAAACAACTGTGGCGTTTAAACCGGCCGCTGCGGGTTGAGATACAATAAGATCGCCGTCACCATTCACTGAGATATTAAGCATAGCCCCGGCAGCATCCACTCCAGCGACTAAAACGGGATTAACTGTAGTTGCACTTGTACCCGCAGCTTGAATTCCCTGCACTAAAGGATCAGCCCAAACAGCCGTTGCATTACCTGGTTGCGAAATGGGGATTTGTCCAGCATGGGTTAGGATTCCAATAATTGGTATGCCATTGATCTCTGTGGCGTTGATGACACCAGAGCCAGTAGGGCCTAAAGTAGCACCAGAGCCTACAACTAGATTCGCTGTGGTGTTTATCCCACTGAGAATTCCATTAAATGCTATGGATCCCGTGGGGGAAATGAGGGTAGGGTCAATAATTCCCAACGCATTTAAAGAGACGATTTTACCTGAATCTGCAACGCCGCTACTGGTGACTACCACCCCCACTAGCTGTTCTTTTGACGGACCGCCAGGAACAGATTGGGTTATCGAGAAAGTTTTATAAACATCAGGCACAATTTTATCCTCGTTTAAAGAAATGAATAGTCAAGCTACATTAAGTTGTTGAAAATAAAGACATTCAAATAAAATATTGACAATTTTCCCCATTTTAGGGTATTATATTCGATGGGGAGCTTCAGGTCATTGATCGACCGAATGGCTCCTAAAAGTGTTTATGGAGGAAAACAAAATATAAGTCCTACCAATTCAATGCTTTACGGTGGACGAAGTAGCTACAAAATCTTGTAATTCAGAATAACGGAGATTATATGAGAGCATTACTGTTGCTCGTCACCATGTGGGTGCTTCCCGCTTTGGTGGCTGCACAAACGTATGACAAGCAAAAGATTGACTCATTCGCATCTGCGATAGCACACGCAGAAGGATTCAATGTTAAACATTCTATTCCAGCGAAATACCATAACCCAGGTGACATAAAAAGTCGCCCAAACTTCCATCCTTTTCCAGGTCAAAAGGCTATAGGTAAAGGTGGACACATTATTTTCAAAACAGATAAGGCCGGATGGGACGCTTTGAATGATCAAATCAAAAAAATGATTGATGGTCGATCAAAGCACTTCAATCCCAACATGACAATTGTTCAAGTAGCAAAACGTTACGCGCAAAACTGGAAACCTTGGGTTAAAATTGTGACGCATGAATTGAATGTCAACCCAAATATAACCCTAAAAAAGCTGCTAACCTCCGATGAGCCTGAGATTTTTCTACCCTTGACAGCTTTTAATTTACCTCCGCCTACGCTAATGCTCCCAACATTAGCGAAAAATTAATCTCGCACAGTATTAGTATGCATGCGCGTAATCCAATTACCGGATGTACTATTCGAATATCTCGTCCATGTAATTGAGAAGCACTCCTCTTCCGGCATCCATCCGGAAGAGGGTCTAGCTGTTTTTCAATTATGGGACATTCTAAAAAATAGGTCTACTCACATTGATGATGCTGCTATAGAAAAAATGACAGCAGCTGGTTCCCCAGTAGGGCAATCCCCAGCTGACCCTTTAGGGAAAATACGCCACCCAGAAGATGAGTCTGATATTCTTCCCAACACAAAAGGAAAAGCTACTGGAGTGTGTGATTTATAAACCGTGGGGCGTAGCGTAAATCATTGCCAAGTTCCGGTTATGAGTTGGGTAGCTAAACGGCCGTATCTGGCTGGGAGTTCTTTAGCGGCGGCACTTTGTAGCAAGTTTGACGCTGCTTCGTCCCATTCCCCTCGCTGCATATATGATAAGGTGTTGTGAAAAGCGAGTAGTCCATGGACGCCTACATTAAATCCTACATTAATAAGAACACCTTGTCGTACTACATCTAATTTTGAGAACCAGGGTAAATTAGCGTTGAGATTAGCCACGACACTTGTCACATCATCATTCAAAATAGAGTTGCTTTGAGCTAAAGTAATACCGCACCCCCGGCGTTTATCAATACAATGACCTGTTCCTATTGTCCAATAACCATCATCATCTGGGTATGCGTATAAAACTGTTCCTTCATCCCGATCGAGCTGTGAAATAATATCTGTAATTGCCATTGTTATCTTCCTATTTATAAAGCTACATCCACATACACTTGATCTAAAGCAAAATTTATTGTTAAAATCATATGGGATTGTGCGGGAGTAGGATTGATAGCTGCTTCCCCTAACGAACTAGCTGGGGAATAACCCTCTATTACTCCCATCGGATTTGCTAAGGTTAACGTAGTAGACGATGATCCCAGACAGTTAAATGTCCCGTTATTACCAGCGTTTACAAAACCCTTGATTGTAAGGGAGTACCCTGTATAAGCGTTGTTAATCCCTCCGGGGATAGTTCCTATATATGTTGTACTATCGGGTGGAGAGCTTAGTTTTTCCACGGATACTAGAGAAAACAACCCTAGTTGGTTGCCTGCATCAGGTGAAAAGATAATTGAAATAACACCGTCTGCATAGGTTAGTCCTTGAGGGGAAAATCCTTGGAGTGATCCGTTGTAGTTATCGCTTAAAGCAAATCCATCAGCTAGTAAAAATTGCATCCACATCGGTAATTCTGAGGCTTGAGTAACGGGAACACTTTGATCTAAAATTACCAAGGATGCTAAGGAAAGCAGTACTAAACCATAGGTAGGAAAGGCTGCTGTGCTTCCTCTGTATGGATTAGGGCTGTTAGCAAATTCTGTGTACCAGGAAGCGTATACAGGACCTATATCCTGCACACCATTGGTGTAGTGAGTTCCGTCAAAAGAAAATCCGGTGTGGTTATTTGCAACTGGAAAGTAAAACCCATCATTTGTTCTGGGTTGTAAATCCAAGGAGGCTACTGTATCGATATTTAGGTAGTTGTAAGCCATATCTAATAACTATTTTGTTAGTTGATTTGAAAAACCCAACTATCGTTTCCTAAAGTGATGCGGCAGAAAAAAGAACTTAAAGGATTGAAGTTTGGATTTTTATCAGTACTAGGTCTTGGGCTTCCCCAAGGAACGCGGAATAGACCTACTTGGATAGTTCGTTGTATTTGTGGTAAAGAGAAGTCTATTCGTGAAGATGTCCTTGTGTCTAACAGAGTTAAGAGTTGTGGGTGCGCCTCCGGCCGATTAAAAAAATCAAAAATGGAAAAACGATATGGTCTTACGAATAAAAAATTTGGTCGGCTCTGGGTTGTATGGCGTATTGGATCTGTTCAAATAGGGAAATCTTATCATTCTCTTTGGATGTGTAAATGCATTTGTGGGACATTTCTTACTGTGCAGGGCGGGAAACTTACCAGTAACAAAACTACAAGTTGTTCAGCTTGTGCGATGGAGGATTAAATGTCAGACCAATATGATCAGAAACAATACCCACTAATAGTAAGTCGTACACTTAATCCCTCGATGAAAGCCCTCGCCACCGTGGTGGCGCGGCACGACGCGGAAATCACTGACGCGGATATCAATTTAATCCAAGATCTTCAAGATTTAAAAAGGTCTCAGATACTTCAAGATAAATCGTGTGTAAGCGGCTGTTTGACTTACGCACCTCTGCAATATAATACAGCCATTGCTAATACTTTTTTCATCCCCACCTTTGATGTGTTGTGGAACAATATTGAAATACTAACTATCGCTGGTAATATGAGTCCCGATTTAACTCAAAACCGTGTGCAAATACCCACACCCCAAAATTGGACACCAGGTGTTAACGCTCAAGATGCTCAGATATATGTTGTATTTCTTGAGATATGGTATCAAGCCCTTAATCCAGTTACCGGGCAGGGGTATTATCAAGATCCTATTACCGGTTTGAATTATTTTTATCCTTACGGAGGAGTCAATCCCGATCCATCCAATGCTGAAATTGTACCTGATGATTCTATTGATCCGTTTGAGGGGTTGTTTACAACTGAGAGAGCACAGATCCAATGGCGCATCAATGTTCAACCTGTAGCTCTAACTTATAATTTTCAGACCTACCAATTTGGTCTAGACCCTGATACCACAGATGCCTCACCTTATGGTGTTCCTCTTAATGTATACGCGCAAGCTGGGCAACCAGCCCCTATAGCAGCATCTCAGTACCAATTTTACAACATGGGGAATGTAAACGGGGATACAGGTTTATGGCGAGCTGGGTCTCCTCCATGGAATTCAATAACTACTTACAATCAAGGAGATGTTGTTACTTATTCCGGTTACACATATTCTAGCACTCAAGGTAGCAATCTCAATAATATTCCGTCATCTAATTCATCGTGGGTAGTTACTAGTACAGGAAACGTAAATAATTCTTTGGGTACAATGGATGGTTACAGTTATGCAATGCCGCTGGCTGTTATCTTTCAACGTAACACCGGAATTTTTGATGTGAACTCCAATATATTTGGATGCGCGAGCGCTACTACCCCCAATTCCGGGGTATTGGCGAATCCCGTTTCTGGACGTTTTGATTCTCGATTAGCCGACCAGATATTTTCTGATAATGTAGTAGACACTCGTATCATAAACACTTTAGATGCTTGGGATGGAGAACTTCTTTTAGGGAATGGATTTGGAGATTTAGTACAAGGTAAAACACAGTTAGCGCTTTCTCGTGGATTATCATCGGGCAATAAAGCAGAAGATTTAGGTTCCACTCTTCCTTACTATGTATCTATTGGCACAACCCCATCAGGAGGTACAATCCCTAATACATTCCCCGCTGGGTTATTTGATGGTTTTATGAACGGGTTTAGTAGTGATGCACGAACTTATGAATCCACCTATCAAATTACTACGAGTCAAAAATCTACAGGCATCTCAGGAAATAACTGGGTGTTGGGGGATTCCTTTACTATTACTTTACCTTCTACATCTCAAGCTACAATTACCGATATTAGTGTAACGGCTCTTGTAACTCAAGGTACAACCAAAGTGCCCGCAGCTTTGTTACAGGGTCAGATTACTATTACAGGGCTAGGGTCTTCATCCGCCACAGTTACCTTTACTACAAATCTTACCGGTACACTCTTTGATCCGGGGTCTAATAATCTTTACGCCACTATTAGCACAACTTATGCAGCTGGTACGAATGTAAATCTTCAGCAAATTCCATTTACTGTGGATGGTGGAAGTATTTTTGACGCACAAGCAGGTGCAACAATGCCTGTGTTTGGTATATCAGAATATGATGTACAAGTGCCACAAGTAGTCCTGGCACCGTCGAATCCTGTATATCAAACGGGGGGCGCTTCATTTGGTGTTTCAGCTAACTCTGTATATGCTATAAGTCCGAAATATTCTGATATTGTATTGGGTACAAAAATTTGGCTGGCAGTACCAGGTTCTCTGGGAACATCCCAGACGATAGGTGGAAATTCTGTAACTACTTTCATGCTTCCAATGACCGGCATATCCGGACAACTAAATGGTTTGTACTGTACCTCAGCATGGGATTTAGCTTCTGACGCACCCTATACAATATCTTCCTGTGTTATGACATCTACGACCCCAGCGGGAATTATGCTTGTTGTTCAACTCCAAGCTTCTGTATCCCCAAGCTCTACTATTATTTTTTCAATCTTAGCTCAAAACACTGTTCAAACTACTTACAACGCTCCGGTGAAAGGTATTACATCAATTGAAGAAACTGTTATGTTTGGTAACTATCAATTGAACCAAAACGCAAGCCAAAACTTTCCTTGTGATACGCGAGTCGTGGTAGAAAATGTAAGTCAACCCGGAGGATCAGGCACACCCACTACAATAGTTTTAGGGGCTAATGGATGCACTATAAAGGGAATATCCGGAAATGATGTGTCAAGTTTGATTTGGGTAGCAGATAATTCAGGAAATTTAAATTCCCTTCCAATCACCAGTATCAATTTTGTAAATGATGTAGTAGTTGTAGTTGTGCCAGGTACTGTAAATCTAGTAGGAAATTCTGCTCAACCATTTTTATTTTGCGGTAGTATTTTGCCCGCCTTATCTGCTACATCTACCTTTATTGTAGAAATTCGTTACATACCTTATCAAGGGGAGGGTGTGATTAATAGAGATTATGAAATTTTAGCATCAGAAGATAACGCACTGGTGACATCTAACGGAACGGGTTCCGCCCCAATTATTGGATTAACAGATGTTTATCCCTATAACAGAGAACTGCCAATTATTACCACGCTCCCAGCGCAATCAAGTTGGGGAGATGCCGGTCTGACTAACACTCCACTAGCTTCTGTATTCGATTCAAATTATGTAGCTATGCGAGCAGACAATGTAGAAACTACATTTTTGGTTCCTTTACATACAAATGATTTTATACCCCCTATCAATAAAGATACTCGTAAAACTATACGTTTTATAACCCCAGGGCAGCGTGGCTTTGCTACAGCAACTCCCCACATCGGGTTCGCTATTACAGCCCCCACCCCTCGTACAGTATTAGGACAGAATCTACAGAACACTACTGCACCAATTACTTTATACGTGGACAACTCCGGAGCTGGGAACGACAATAACAGCGGATTGACGGCGCTTGAAGCTAAGGCTACATTTGCTGGGGCTATGGCCGAACTTCCTCCAGTATTGAGTTTCCCTTGTGTAATTATTTTCAATTCAACTGGGGTGCCTTATAGTATTTCAGCTCTTCAAAGTTCCCTGCAAACAGTAGCTTTAGGGGATGGTGATATTCGCTCACAGAAACAGTACTGTTTGGGAAATTTGTCTCGGACTATTCAAGGAGAAGGCAGGTTAGTAATTTCTCAAGCCCCGCTTGCTTCGAGTCCAGTGATAATTACAGCATCAGGATTCGCAGGATTTGGAGATGGGCCTACGGCTGCTTTTTACATTGATACCAGTCGAGTAATTTTAAATGGTATACAGTTTGTAGGGTTCACCAATCCAGCTATTGTAGCGTATAACGCTGATATTGATATGGTTGGATGCTCATGGATTGGTAATGCACAAGCAGGGTCGTACATTGGTTGTGACAGCGTTATTCTAGATGGTGGATATACATCCTTGGCAGATAACACCACAGGACATGTATGTGTGCAGTCAAATTTAACTTCTTCGAATCATAATCTCATAGTTAGCGGACCATCTGTCCCCCCAGAGCCTGGTATTTTTTATGTAGGAACTAGAGGGTCTACCGTAAATCTGCAAGTACATGCAGCTGGTTCTTCATCGCAGACAGATGAAAATTGGACAGTACCCACACCTACATTTATTGTAGTAGAAGCTCAATTGAATTCCAGTGTAGCAGTATCATCTACTTTTCAAACTAATGGATCGGCTGTATTACAAGCCAATTCTGTATTACAACAAACAGCAGTTACTAATTCGTTTTTAGGTGGGGTGGTGGTAGATGCTAGTTCGTCAGTAGTGACCCAAGTATAATTATGTCAAATCCAAATGTACCTCTTTATAATTCGGCTCCAGCAACGGCGATTGTAGACCAAAACTACAATCTAACTTTAAGTTGGGTACCAACACCAGATCCAAACACTGGGTTGTATACGCTCTATGATCACTGGGATATATCATCTACTGTTGATTCTCTCCCCACTCAATTGGTTAAGTTTTCCCCACCCGCTGGGTGGAGTACGGCGGGTGGTAGTTTAACTTTCACACAAGTTCTATCGGCAGGAAATGTTGTTACTTTAAGTATGCAAGCATGGTTAGATACAGCAGAAACTACTTATCTAACTAATCCATGGGAAATTTCAGACCTTGCAACCCCAAGATTTTTTCCCAACGCTTTAGTGTCTTCTACTTTAACCTTTTACAACGGTACATCAAATTCTACATCCCTAGAGTTGGGACAACCTCTTACTGTAACTCTCAATCCAGCTTATGTAGCTGCCGGTCAATGGCAAATACTTTGGCCCGATGGAACTAATACAGGTTGGTTACCTTTGTCTATTCGAGCAATTACTAAATCTTTCTCTACACCGGGAGCTGGAAATGTAGTAATTCAAACTCGTTATAGCTATTCTGGAAGTCAATATGACCCGCCCACTACACTTATTCGTCAATTTACCCAACAAATTTATGTAGTTGATCAACAGTCTCCCCAAACACAAGGAACCACCGTAGGGTTAACTGGTTATTTAGGTATCAGTGGACAACAAGGATTTGAAATTGTAACATCTTCCACACCAGGATATACAATTCAACCTTGGGAAGTCATCGCACGAGCAATTGTCAGAGACACAATTACTAATGAATTAAAACTTCTGGTTGCGACATCCAGATATTCCAATGCTAGTTCTTTATTTGGCACTATGGCGGTGGATGTGTTTCCACTGGAGGGTCGTCCTCACGCAAAAGGGCTGATTACTCCTCCGTACGAATTGACAACTACATCACAAACAGAAACATCGCCTGTAGTAATATCTACTACATCTCTTCCAAATTTGATTGTAGGTAAATCTGTAACTCAAATATTGGGGGGAGTACCACTGCAATTAACTACGAGTGCGGGAAGTGGCATAGCTCCTTTTATTTGGAATTCTACAGGACTGCCAAATGGCATTGTAATGAATACTAGTGGAGTAGTTAGTGGAACACCATTGGAATTAGGATTGTTCTACGCAACTTTTTCTGTGCAAGATTCCAGTATTCCATTCTCTATCGCAGAAGTAACCTTACCTCTATTAGTAACAACTGATTTGTTAGTTGAAATAGCTCCGGGGCAGACTGACGCTAACGGTAATACTTTAGTACAAACTGGAAGCACTTTGGGTTGGGCTCAAGTTAATACACCGTATGCTGTTCAGATGCAGGTTGGAAATATAAATACTTCAGTGTCTATTCCTGGAGGACTTCCTCCTTATACTTGGAGTATTCCAGCGGGCGCTTTACCAGTTGGTTTGAGCATCAACCCCAATACAGGATTGATATCGGGAAGTCCTTGTACTTATAACTCAACCACAGACTTTTCTACTGTTTATTCAGCTACAGTTCAGGTAACAGATGCTATTGGTGCTAAAGCCACTCAAACTTACACTATGCAACTAGAGCCTGCAATGTTGACTTTTGGGCAACTAGATCAACCAGTGATATACGCTACACAACAGTTTAGATTAGTGGTTCCCGTTTTCGGTGGACTGTCCCCTTATGTTTTGTCTGATTTTTTAATTCCATCATCTGATTCTTCTTACTACAGTACCGCTAGTTTGATCGATGGACAGGTGATACTAGATTGTAATTTCCCTCAAAATGCTACGGGGGTTCACACGTTTTCTCTTATCGTACGTGATAGCGCATCTCATACTGCTAACTCGTCTTTCAATGTTAACGTAGAGTCGCAAACAAACGAGTCATTTTTAGTGCCAGGTTTCTTAGATTATGCGTGGCAAAGCTCTACTGATGTTTCTAAACCCACTCCTATACCAGTCACAGGTAATTTTTCAGGGTTTATTTTAAACGGATTGATTGTTGAACTAGATGCCGTTGCCGCGGCAGCGGGGGGAACTACAATCTATACAGATAGTGGATTTGGGTGTTCTTTTGGTGGAGGATCAGCAAACGCTTATGCTGGGTATACTTTTGCCGTATCGGGATTCCAAAACTCAGTTAATAACGGAACTTTTTTATGTACTGCATCTACAACTAGCTCTTTGACTTTGAATAATCCAAACGGAGTAGCTGAAAATCTGTTTCCGATTACATTCACTTTAACTTCAACTTCGCCAGTTACAGGTGTTCTTACTAATGTTGATTCCCCTTTTATTACAACTACAACATACACTGGAACTGTTTCTGGGGGTGCTGGCAACGCTTATGCTGGGCAATCCTTTGAAGTAAGCGGATTTCCAACCGCCGCAAATAACGGAACATTCTATTGTACTAATTCTTCATCAACTACTCTAACATTATCAAATCCTAACGGTGTAGCAGAAACTGGGATATCATCTCCACCTGCGACTGCTGTTCAATCTTCCGCTAAAGCTCTACAAGTTCAAAAAGGAGCCGTCTTATCAAACGGCATCACTGTAGCAATCGATCCTAATGTACCGGAAATTGAATTTTCTGGCCCACCGTCTGGAGTTATCGGAAATGCACAATACATCGTACCTCTCCAATTTCAATTAGAATTTGAAGGGAGTATACAGGCTACTATTTCACAAACCTTTACAACCTTAGCGGCTAATGCTATATCACCTCCTTGGCTCACCGGAGATATTGGGGCTATATCAACTACTACTCGTCCTTATTTATTTGGGGCATCGCAAAATGAACTGGTTGGATTAAATCCTCGTAAACCTTTTTATAATTCACCAAGCATTCCTGCTTTTAGTCCTACACCCACACCCACGGATGGTCCATGGGTAGCAGCCGTCCAGAGCGGTTCCGGACTTCCTCCTGGTTTGTCTCTTGACGCTAATACAGGATTGATTTATGGAACTCTGGTTGGTTCATATTTTAGTCCAAGTGTGATACAGTATGTAGGAACATCAGGGACAATTCACGGTACGGTGACAATTTCTTGGACAGTCGTCCAAAGTATGTTCCAGTTACAGGATAACATTATCGATAGTGAATTACTAGGTACAATGTATCCATCAAATAGTAATATCTCTGTTCCTGGGGGTATTATTCCACAAACAGCTTCTATATTATACGGAAGATTGCCCTCTGGATTAACCCTCAGTGGTACCCCAACAGGACAAAATTTCTTGATCACCGGCACCCCACTGGAGGCTGGATACTTTGATGTCTGGTTTCAGATAACATCAACAAATAATCAATCATCATATTTACACCACCGTTTTTCAATTAATTTTATTAATCCTTTGACAATTGTTACGACATTATTACCCAACATCAGCGCTCAATCTTTCGCTCCTTATTACGCGCTTTTACAGGGATTCGGTGGAGTACCGCCCTATACTTGGTCGTCAAGTAACTTCCCCGGAGGTACGGGTATCGGGAACTTCTCAGGGCTGACTTTATCTAGTAGTGGTGTAATATCTTCAGCATCTCCTTGGACGCAAGCCCCAGCTACTCCTACGGATTTGGGGGATATTTCTATAACTTTAACAGACTCTCGTGGTAGTAATTCGTCTGTAAACACATCTCTGGATTTATACTACAGTAATAGTTTGACTATTATAACTCCATCGCCTCACGGAATTGCAATAGTGACTGATGATCCTAATGGGTACGCTTTTATCATGCAAGCAGCGGGTGGAAATCCACCGTATTCCTGGAGTTATTCTGGTGGTACTTTGCCTAGCGGTATATCATTTAGTTCTTTAGGTGCGTTTTCAGGTATATGGACTGGAAGTCCATATGTCGCAACTCCAATTACGATTACAGTACAGGATAGTACTTCCCCGACCCCTGTTACTACATCGGCGGTTTTCAATATACAAACCGGATCACTTACAGCGGGGATTGAATTTTCAACTGGTAGTTTTAGTTTATTTAAGCCTCGTGTTGGAACTGTAGGGTTTATTCCACGAGGAGAACCATATCAAGGAACTCTTATAGGGATATGTACTCAGCCCCCAGTAGCATGGCAGATAGCTCCAACAGCAGCTTATTCCAATACTTTATTATCTGGATTAACTTTACAAGCTAGTGGTAACGGGGCTACGGCTACTATTTCTGGGACATACTCAGGAGTGCCTCATGTAGCTACAACTATAGACGGAATATCTATTACACAAGTAGCTCGATCTGGAACCTTGACTACTATCACAGCTAATAATACATTACAAGTGGGGGATTATGTTATAGTAACATCTTCATCTAATTCATCACTGAATGGAACATGGCTTGTAACATTTGTAGATGGTACATTCCCAGCATCTAATACATTATTCAAATTTAATACTGTGGCCTCAGGTACAATTCTTCCCACAGCGGATACAGGAACAGCTACGGGATTGGGGTATATCATACGAGTAATCGCTGTCGATAATTTAGGTGATACAGCGGAGGCTCTGATACCCCTTATAACAGGAACTAACTTAGTTGTCATAGGGTGGGATACTATACCTCCATCGAATTCCCCCTTCGGATATTCTTTTCCTTTACCGAATGATATTATTACAGCACCTTATGGTCCTCTTCAGCTTATCGCAACCCACGGAGTACCGGTTGGTACTAATACAGATGGTTATAATCAATACACCTGGAATAGCCCACAGTTTCCGTTAAACGGCCTCATACTCGCAGCGACAGGAGCAACATCAGGTCAAATATCTGGTGCAGCCTCATCTTTATTTAGTCCAAATCCTTTGAATTGTAGCTTTACAGTTACGGACAGTATCTATAATCAATCTACAATTATTTTACCCCTATTTTCACAAGTATCTGGACTAACTATTACAACGGTTGTACTACCTAATGTAATAGCCGGTCGAGCTTACGGTCCGATACAGATTACCGCGGCACTGGGTACCCCTCCTTATACATTCTCTGTGTCTCCGCGTACGGCTAGCCCTCTACCAACCGGAATCACTCTAACAAGTACAGGTGTTTTATCTGGTACTACTACTTTAGGTGGATACACAGAAAATGTGACACTGCGAGTTACGGATAGTATCGGTGCTTATTCAGATACGACCTTCCCTCTGGTCGTTAAAGCTGGGTTGAATTTACAGACAGGTATCGACTATACGGACAGCACAAACACTTTGTCTTTAGGGTATATAACAGCGGCGGGTAATACTAACGATATAACCCCCAACCCAAATTTGTCTTTTTATGTTATAGCAACAGGGGTAATTTCCACCAGTTTGTCAAACCTTGTAATTACATTAAGTAACCCCAATGTTAATGCAAATCCCATCAGTCTAGTTAACGGGGTAGCTACATTTAGAATAAGTGAAACAACATCAGAGGGATTGAGCTTAGCATCTTTAGGTGTCAATAATTTAAGTGTAACAGTAGTGGATTCAGGAGTTAGTGTTACCAAAACATTTACATGGACAGTATACAACGATGGAGTCATGGTGGTAGCCCCCGCAACGGGATCACTGCCAACACAAACAGTAGGATAAAAATATGCCAACAGTAACAGAACAAATTAAAGTAACAGTAACCGGAGCTAATCCAAATACTTATACATATTCTTTACCTGTGGATGTAACTACTGGATCTGGTGGTCCTCTAAGTATTACATTAACCGGCGTAAACCCAGGTCTGGACACAATTACGGCATCTATGGCATCTCACGGATATACATCAAATCCGGTAGAAGTAGCATGGCAACAAACAAACGGAACAGTGGCGGTAGGTCCTATTTCCATAACTACTTACTCTTGTCCTAATGGATTTGTGGGTTATCCTGGTTTGACCGGTATTCTAGGGGGTCCTGTGATAGGTAATTCCCTAGTTCTTAACCAAGAAAATGAAAACTGGCCGATTTCAGGATTTAATGACACTTTGGTACCTTGGGGCGCTTCGCATCCTACTCCTGATGGAGGTGGGTATAAATTAAATCCAATGATCGTCGTAGAGCAAACATCATCGGGTGCTTACGCTAGTTATTTGGCAATACCTGGAACCGGTGGGAGTTTCACTTTAGATATGACGGGTAGCTTCGTGGTTAGTACCCCAGGAACTTACACTTTCTTTGTGGCTTTTGTGAACAGTGGCAACTACGGGGTATACATTGGAGGCGGGGCTACGGTAAGTTCCGCAACTAATGTTATTGGTCCCAACCCTTTTCCTTCTGTTGGACCTGTTAGTGGATTTCCTCTAGCTAGTCAAGTAAGTACAAACCTGGGTACTTATCCTCCATACAGCTATATATATGTAAATTTTCCAGCGCCCGGGGTCTATCCATTCGAGGCAATTTATGTGCAAAGAACTTCAATTGATCCGGGGGGGTCTTCAAACGGAGCTTTTCAAATAGTTTATTTAGCTGGTACGCAACCAGATAATAATACCAATGTTGGATACCAGTCATATCCAGTTTCCCTAATATCAACACCGCCGAATAGCAATCCCGGCACGGCACAGTTAGTGTTAACACCAACTGGTAGTGTAGCCCTGCAAGGAACATCTGATACACTCACTCTTGTAGTTCAAAACGTAATTTATACATCTTTTCCTTATTGTCCAATTTTCGAAGGAGTAAAGGGGTCTCTGTATGTGTCAAATGGGGTTAGTTCCGTTAACCCGAATTATTTTATCTATCCCACATACAACGGGAACAGCGTCAGCTTGACCGCCGCCGCTACACAAGGGGTTATAAATCTACAAGGAAATAACACATCATGGCAGGGTCGTTTAAGTCTTGCAGCCGATCCATCAAACAATTGGTTTGACTTAAATTACGGGGGTCAAAGTTTTGATTCCGGCGTAGCAAATACTCAACTTACAGTATATGCTGATGATGTGGCATGGTATAATGCAGCAAATAAATCCTTCGATTCCTACGCGCCTCACTACCATGGGTACAACGGGGCGATTAGTTTTGGATTAGAAGTAGACTACATGGTTAATCCGGGTTTGAATTCTCCTCCGGTTACATCATCTACGACATCTTTTTGGAGTTCAAGTTTCCCTCTAGGGTGTACAATCACTCTTAGTAAGCCCTTTTCACCTCAACAACAGGGAACTTTAGGGGACACGGGGAATTCTATTAGCTCGTCTATCACAGCCTCTGGAGGTGTGGTAATAACATCGACTAAACCAAATATTAACAGCTCTGGGTTTTTGACAGGTTGGACTCTTTATTTGCAGACCCCTCTTACTACCACAAACATTAATTTCAACATCATCGTTAATATTAGTGGTACGCTTACTTATTTGAATGGCACAAATTTTACTACGAAAGTTCTAACCTATGTTAATAACTACGCCATTCCATGCCTAGTTGTTGGCAGTCAATATCAAGCGCCAGTGTCTTACAGCTTTAGTACTACACCAGCATCTGGAAATGTTGCTGGCACATTTCAGTTATCAGCAACGGTGTATACAACAGACACGGGATCAGTGACTTTGAACTTTTTTAGGCAACCTTATCTTGGTGGAACATCTACTATATTGGGTGCTGGTATTTTAGGTACTCCGTATACAGGTACCGTGGGAGGTAAGACTGTATACTATAAACCCTTTACTCTGACTGTTACTATACCAACCGGGTTAGGGGATATGCTTATGGGATATATAGCAACTGATACTCTTAGTACCTTGTTTACCACTTATTACAGTTCCACGGAGTATAGTAGCTAATGGCAGACAATCTTGTTTACGGATACGCGGGACCACCATTCAATTTTTTGGGGCATTTCAGTGCAACGCAATGGAAGGCTTTTCAGAGCTACGTTAACGCTCGCACTAAAAATTTCCCAGCGATTCAACAACATTATCAAATTCGTGCCGCCCAACTGCGGAAGACCGCTGGTTTACTTGAAAAATTCTACGCCACAGTAAATGACATCCCACTTAACCCAACTTTCAATAAATTGGTTTGGAAACCAGGACCTCAAGGACACTTTTACTACCCATTTCGGGATGATCATCTACCCATGGTCGCTATGTCCCAAATAAAATCGTATATGAGAGAACAATTTCAACGAATGGATGAAAGTGTATTTTCAATGAATCAGCTTCGCAATATCATTGAGAAAACAGAAGATAAAGCTCAAATTGCTAACATAGCTACTACTGATACTACCAGGGATATAGCTTCATTAATTACTCAAATCAACAGTTATTTTAAGCAACCTCGCTTTGAGACTGTACTTGTAGACGATGTTTCAAATGTTTATCCAGCCGGGACGAGTAATCCTCGTTATAGCTGGCATAATTTAAACCCTCGTACACAATGGGAGATTGAACAAGTAGCAAATCCAGCGGGTACAGGAGCGTCTGTAAATATGCAGGATTTAGGGACATAAAATGGGTACATATGATTACAATGTATTGACTAGCGACCCAATGTCTAAAGCTCCCATTGGAGCATGTAACCACGTTATCTCCTTTGAGCGGATGGTAGTAAATCAAAACGATTTCCGTACTTTGAACTACGCTGGAAACACCACTCTCAATATGAGAGGTCCAATTAACGGAAGTACGAATGTGCAAATTTGGATTAGTGGAGAAGAGATTTTCTCCGATGATCCCGTTTACGGCTGGCAAGTTGTAATAGACCCAAATCGGATAGATACTTCAATACCGGCGGGTATTTTTTACAAAATAGTATTTAATCAATCGGTCAGATTAGTAATCCCACTAATTGAGGTATCTTATATTACTATACAAGGGTTCTGCTTAAAGTGCAGCGCTACGGGGTATGTGAATGATTTAAAACCATCTACTTCAGGTAATTTTTTACATGTTTCTGGAGCTAGTAAGTTAGTGCAAAAATCATTTAAATGGATTCTTGCATCAATGTGTCCCTTTTACCCTACTTTTATATGTCAGATTAAAAATTATCTAGGGAGAAAACTAGGGGCTCAAATTACAGATACCGATATTCAAACAGAAGTAGTGAATACTCTTAGTACGATGCAACAAGTTCAACAAGCGCAGGGAACAGTACAAAGTCTTGACCCACGGGAGATTCTAAAAGATATCATAAATGTAGTCGCTATTATTAGCCCAACTGATCCGACCACAATTTTACTGACAATTACGGTATCTAATTATAGTGGGCAGACGGTACCAATGAATTTTGAATTACCAATGAATTAAATATATGTCATCACCAGCCACAACATTATCGCCGTTTATATTGGTCACCCCAGTTCTTCCTCCGGGTACAACGGTATTGTCTACGGATTCTTCGGTATTGCCGTTCATTATTAACGCTAGTTTAGATACAACGAGAATAGAAATAGGCATCTACAATACCGTTTATGGGGTTGATACTTACACTACAAACACCAATCAAAATCAGTTTACCTTAAGTGTACCTTTAATTCTTACGACAGCAAATACTAATGTACAGATAATTGGGCGTAATTATGATCCCACACAATTTCCTAACGGCTGGCTCGCTAGTACATCCGTAGCTCCAAATTTTGATTTTGCTGACCCCAACGGAAATGTTCAAGTGGTGTTGGGTACTTTAGTAAATAATCCTTTATCTTTAAATATCACATCTGGCACTACGGGAATCGTTCAACCATCATGGAATACCGCTATTCCAGCTAATATCACATATGTGAGCCTAGCTTATGGAACTTCAGTAATAGCTACACTCACAGCCGCTAATAATTTTGTAGCGGGACAATATGTTTACCTTACACGATTGACCAACGCTTCATTTTTGAACGGGCAACTGGTGGTAGTTTTACCGGGAGTAACACCTACTCAATTTCAAGTAGCTGTAATTAATACCCCTCTAACCTATTTGGCTCAACCGGATACGGGTTATGCCCAATCCATTACCCTAGATAATGGGGTTGTATGGACAAACATAGGGCCTATAGCTGTCACCCCCATTGTTAAATTTTCATTACTGGCGTATCAAAGTAATTTATCTATGGCGATTTCCCCGCCCTCTGGTATTACCGCTAGTAAAAATCAATCAGAGTGTTTAATACAGTGGGTTACTCCAAATTATCCGGGCTTCATCGGGGTCAGAGTGATGCTGTCTACTGATCCAGCTGGAATCAATCCCCCATACACTCAGTTTGGGGATTTAGTTTCAAACATCAGCAGCACCGCACCTACAATTATTGATACTGAAACCACCAGTGCAACCAATGTGTCTGAAGTTATTATTACCGGCATTGGTATTTTTAACAATGTCTTGACGGTACAAGCACAAAATACATTCACCCCGGGTACAGTGGTTCAGTTTTCTAATATAGCCAACGCAGATTTTCTTGATAATGAAACGGTCACTATATTGACGACCACACCGTCTCAATTCACAGCTAGTTATACATCTTTGAATTATCCTAACCCTACCACTTCATCCCTCTTTATTGCAGCAGATACAGGACAGGCTACAAGTATCGTATCCACAAACATTGTTACAAATACAAGCACAGTAATGGAGACAAATTATAGCAGTGTAGAGATTCCGTATACAACTATTAACAATTCCATATTTTATGCTCTGTTTTCCACGATAATTCAAGACCCAGGAACAAATACAATGTACGAGTCTGTGCAAAACGGACCTTTAACCTGCGGCTTTGTAAACCTACAACTGGCTAATCCTACAGATTTTCCCGTTCTACAACGCAAAGAAGACATTGCCGGTAGATTGATTACTCAAATTACTCGGCAACTTCCGAATTTGGATTTGTCACCCCGTTCAGAAATCCGTGATATGTTTATCGATCCTTTTTCGATTGAGCTAGCAAGTATGTCTGTGCGTGAATGGTTCGCCAGGGTTTCAGAATCTATCTCCGCTATTTCTCAAGTTGATAATGTTAGTGGAAACGGCGTATCCGACCCATTTCAATCATCACCATATAAACAACAAATCGCTAGGGCTTTTGGTTTATCCGCAATAAGCACTCAAACCCTTATCAATCAGCAGTTTGATTTATTGGGTGGGCAGGCTGGGTTAACTCGTTTGGGGGCTTCTACAGCTACCGGAGTTGCTACATTCTACGCCTATCAGCAACCGCAGTCCAGCATTACGATTCCCGAAGGGGCAGTGATCGCCACATCTCCGGATTCTAACACTGCCGCGGTGAGTTTCACTACTCTAGGGCAAGGGGTTATTAATTTATCTAATCTATCCGCGTTCTACAACTCCCAATCTGGCTGGTGGGGAGTAAGCGTACCCATACAATGTACGCAACCAGGTTCAATCGGCAATGTAGGCGCTGGTACAATTACTCAAACAGTCACAGGTGTTCAGGCTGGGGTGAGTGTTACTAATTTAACCGCCGCACAATACGGAACAGACCAAGAAACCAATGCTGCATTTGCTGCTAGAATTCAAGCTCGTTTGGTAACTGGAATTGATAATAGCTCACGAAATGGGTATTTGGTCAATGCTTTAAGCACTCCCGGTATCATTGGGGCTCAAATTGTGGCAGCTGGTGATTTGGACATGCTCAGAGACTGGGATCCTACTCGACAAAAGCATGTCTTTGGCTGCGTGGATATTTATGTGCGAGGTACTACATACTCAGAGCAAAATGAGTTTGTCCCATTTCAGTACGCCAACAACGGAACGTACGGCATCTATAATACCTATTCTTCACTCGTTTACCAAGCGGGGACACTTCAGTTTCAAATTCAAGGTTATAATACTTTGGCGTATCCTCCATACGATGGTGTGGAACTACTGGTATCTCGTTCATCTACTCAGAGTTTTTATCTGTCATTAGATAGAGCCCAATTCGTGAATAACACTGTTATTCTAAACCCCAATGATATAGCATATCAATATGCAGGTAACTCAATTACATATGCTAAGGTTGCGCTGAATATTAATAATGTTCCAGCCACAAATCAAGCCGCCTTAGCAGCTATCTCTGGTGCTTTGGTTAATACTTACACTTTTCAGTTGTTATTCCGTGAAAAATCAACTTTTATCCATGCTCCTGCGTTACAGCCTATAATTCAAGTGAATTCTATTACAGGGGAACCTACTCCTACTGGCACAGGCGTGGTTAATTCGAATATTGTGAGTTTGATTCATACATCAGATTTTTTACTCAACGGTGGATCAAACAACGCTGGGGATCTGGTTGAAGTAGCAATACAAAGTCAACCTATTACAAATGTTATTACAGCCAGCACTATGAATCCGGTGTTGATTGACACCGCGATGGATGTCCCCCTGAATAATAATGGAAATCCTTTGAATGTTTTATCTGTTCTTAGTCAGGATATGTCAACTTCTTATATTTATGGAACAGACTACACTATCGTTCCCTACGGTCCTTATCATCAGTATGGTTTGCAAGTTCTTACTTCTACTGTCGTAGTCACGGGAGTGAATATAAGTAATAATGTGATTACAGTCATAGCAAATAATGAGTTTGGTATAGGATCTTCTGTAACATTAAACGGGTTTACAAACTCATCTTTCTTGAACGGCCAAGTTCTTACAATCGCCACAGCAACGTCTTCATTTTTTACAGCTACCTTTACTTATCCCAGCTATGTCGGTATAGATAGCGGTACAGCGATGGGCAGCGCCATTCAAAATAATCAACAGGTATCTGTAACATATAACAAATTTGTCTTATATGAACGCCTGAACTTTGTAAGCGAAGAAACTCAGATACTTACCGGGTCTCTTCCTACTATGTTGGATAACGATGGTTTTGTATATAATGTATGGTTGCCTCAGAGTTACACAACTGGGATACCTACTTTTCCCGTTACTCAGCTTGGGTATTCTTTGCTACTTGATGGATGGGACGGGCAGTATAACACTATAGACGGTGGTTTGGATACAGGGGGTTCTTTAACTTTTGATCCATCTGGTCTAGTGGGTAATCAAGTTCCTTATGCCTCTAGATATATCAAGGTGACATATAATAATGGAATTTTAGATGTAGTGATGCAAGAAGGTTTAGATTTTACTTTAACCGTCGATCCTACAACAAAGGCAGCAACCATTACTCGTATTCTTACTGGTAAGATACCTGACGGCGCTACAGTTAATGTATCGTATTTTACCTTGGAAACTTTTACATTTTCTACCCAGTATCCATCTTTTGTACAAGTTTTAGCAACCGCCATCGCTCAAACTCAGTCTGCTTGTGCAGACGTAGCGATTAAAGCTATGGTAAGTAACCCTATTGATATTACACTTACAGTTACCCTTAACGCCAGCACATCTCCAGCAACTGTGGATCCTATTATTCGTACAGTCATTGATATTGTGCTAGATAACGCCGTAGGTACATTATATCAATCTGAGTTGATTACACAAATCCAGTCGATTACCGGAGTGCAAAATATTGAAATACCTCTTTTGAGATGCGCTAAATCTGATGGCAGTTATGATATCGGGGTTGTAATTCCCACAGGCACGAAATGGATTCCACTTTCATCTGACTCAGCTTTCGCCGGTATTAGTACCCCAAAAAATAGTTGGATTACAGCGGACCCCGTGCTGCCGGATACTACGATTCCATCTGGAGGGGCGGTGGATGCTATTGTAGATTTTCTTTATCAAGGACAGGCTTTTCAAAGAGCTTTATCTATTCAAAATTTTCTAACCAATCCTGTGACAGTTCAAAATATCGCTGTTCCTCCAGGTGCTACTTATGATACTCCCGGCTCATTTTATATCATAGGGCAGAATGATGAGATTAGTTCCACGGTGTCTTTACCCAATTCTTATTCTCAAAGAATTATCGCTACAGTCCCTGAAAATATTTTGAATCCGTCTTATTATAGTTACTTCTGTACTTATCAAGTTTATAATGAAGGGGGTGCGTCCGATGTAACTGTATCGCCCACAGAATATCTATCCCCCGGGACTGTTACGATCGCATATCAAATAGCGGGGCAATAATGGCTAATCTTATTAATAATAACCCAGATTTACTATATATCCGTAGCCGAGAAGATTTACTACAATTTTCTGACAGTCGGCTGAACTCACTTTTACAAGCTGTGGCGAATTTTTACACTACTCGTAATGACCAATCTACGTGGGGTAATTTTCTTCGAGCCTTGGCGGATGAGCTAGCAACCCTAGATTATGATTATGCCTATGATATCGTCAATAAAAGTCCCAGCTTTCTCACTCCCACGGATATTCGTCGCCGCTGGGCAGCACCTTTGTATGTAAGTTCTAACTGGCCCAGCCAAGGGCAGTTTGATTTGGCGTTTAAAGCCATGCTCGTAGAGTTGATTGCCGCTTATCAGCAAGGCACCACAGTGGCAGCTATTCAAGATGTAATTTATGCCTACACAGGTATTGATATTCAGGTACAAGAATTGTATAAACAGATAGGGAACGGAGTTTACGATCAATCTGATAGGAATTCTCTTCTGGTTAGTGTGAATGTGGGAAATGCGGGTTCAAATCCTCTTACAACTATTACATCTCTGGCACAGCTTCAAACTATCATTCAAAGTTTATATACAGCCATTGATCTAGCAAAACCAGCACATGTGGGGTTGGAATTTACTACAGTATTCAGTGAAGGGGAGCAATTGGACTGCATACTAAGTCCAACATACTTGACCCAGCAGCAGTACATTACAATGACCCAGGGTGTACAAGCGTACTATGTTAAAACTGGGTATGTTCCGACCAATCCCCCATTATTTTGGTTGGGAAATACAACCTATTTATTAAATAGTTTGGTTCTAGATTCGAATCAAAATTTTCAGTTAGTGACCGGTTCTACAGGATTGGGGGAGACAGGGGTTACTGTACCAGTTTGGAATACCTTATCAGAAGGTACGACAAATGATAATCAACTCACATGGACAAATATTTCCCCCGCGGTGACAAGTATTGAAATACAAAACAATATAGTTACTGTTAGCCTTAATTTTTCTGCCCCTTTGAGTTTGGGAAATATAGTTACTTTGATAAATTTGGGGTACGCTACTTTTTTGAACGGTGTAGCTCTTACTGTACTCTCTGTAACGGGTAATACTTTTACAGCTGCCTACAATTATATCAACTCCCCGCCAAATTATGGACCTACTACCGAAACTCAAGGTACCGCAACTTTTGTTTTTCCGCCAGTGATTACAGCGACTCAGTGGCTTGCCTTACCGTTACAGTGGCAGGCGTTATATCAGTTACAGTACACAAATGAGAATTGTCAATCTACCGGAATTAACGATATCTTGCGAATTTATGTGCGCCAAGTTGAAACTCCACCGTGGGGACCGATGTTGATACAAGCTCCTGTGCTAGACCCAGCGAATCCGTCTACTACAATTGCGGCGTATGGAAGATTATTAAGTCCTACGCTTACACCGAGCGCCTGGTCAATATTGCCTAATATTTTTGTAGATGTAACAAGCGCCTATTCTGATGGTATGAACGCTACCTATACTTATATTCCTCGCACTCAATTTCTCCATGATGGGGAACAGCTAACCATAACAGGGTTTACAAATCCAGCGTTAAATGTAACCGCTAGGATACATAAGGTTACAAATTTAGTTGCCAATGTGACGGGAGTAAATATCACTACTATGGGCTCGCCTCCTGTTAGTACTTTAACTGTAAGTACCGACTCTAATTTTTTATACCCAGGGGCTATTGTTAATTTTGCTAATACCGCTGAATCTTTTTTGAATGATACAGAAGTGGTTGTACTTACCGCCAGTCCAACAGGATTTACCGCTATTGCG